TCGCGGTTAAATAGTTGACATCGAAACTTCCAGTGCCGCCGAAAGTTACGTTGCTGCAGCTTAAGTGGTTGAGACCAATCCTAGGAGCGTTAACTGTGATCGTGGAATCGTATGCTATGATGCTGGAACCCGGGTTGAAATTGTTACCGAAAGTTAACGTGAGTTCAGAATTCTTGATAATATACGTATTTACGTTCTTTCCTTCAAGAGTAAGTGCACCGGCACAGTTCTCTATGTAGTAGGTATGTGCGTTGTCGCCTTCCTTTAATACGGCTTCAGGATTGATTCCCTTGTAGTTAATGAGCCACCTGTCGGTTTCGATTACGCTTTCCCAAGGGTTCTCAGCAGTAAGTGTGCCTTTCCAGTCGTAGTTGACCTGCTGCTGCTGTTCCTTGATTAAGAGCCACATGTGCTGCTTGTTAAGGAAATCGTCGAAATCTGCAATGCAGTCTACTGATACATGGATATACGGCGAACCGAAGAACATGTCTTCAGTAAGCTTGCAGTTCGTGAAGTAGCATCCGGAACTAATCTGTTCCTTGGAATTGACGATACAGCCGATAAACTGAGATACGCCAGAGAATGTCTTGTTGACATTGACGGTACAATTAGTGAAACTGAAAGCCTTGCTAACAGGAACGTCAATGTCAATTACACAGTCGCTATATATGGTCGTGAAAGTATTATCTTCGTCGTCAATAATAACGTGCTTAGGGTTAACGAAACCGTATGCGCCCCATGAAGTCTTCACGTAATCGGAGTTGAGCCTGGTAGCATGGTTATAGAAATACGGATTTCCGTTGAATTCCGTATTCCAGATACATGACGTGCCATAGTCCAGGAATATTACATCCGGGGCTATATCGACTGCTTCCGTAGTGAAGCTGAGGTTATTATACTTGTAATACCTGTAGTCACCGTGAGCGGAGAAATAAGGTCTTACGTTGACAGAATTACAGTAGGTAATCCACTGGTTCATACGTGCGGTATTGCTCTCGAAGTTCGTGGTATTCTGAGGGAATATACCGTAGTGCCTGCAGTCGAGATGTTCGACAGGCTTTACCATTACCCATCTACCAGTAAGGTTAGGACCCTGGATTACTGCACCGTTATCGTCGTTGTCTGTCAGGCTGGGGTTCCAGATATAATTGACAGCTTCCTTGTCACCTATGCTGTCATAACCTAACAACGTGATAACCTTAGTTCCGTTAATTACGGGCACGGTAGATACGTCGAGAGCTCTCAAGGCTGCGATGTTCTCGATACAGATTACTGAATCAGTCGAGATGTGTGCCAGGATGTCGTTTATGCTCTCGACGGTAAACTGCAATGCCCATTTGGAATCGTCGTTAATGTCGATGTCCAGACCTGTATTGAATTCTCCTGTACCGATATACTTGTAGAAATACGCAACAACATCAGAGTCTACAAAGACCTGATGAAGCGTCCTGCCAGCCATGTCCGTAATTATCGGATTACTGAGAGGCGTATTATCCGAATCATATATGTTAGCCGCTGTATTCCCGTCCTTGATATTGAACATGACACAGCCATGTAGAGGCTTGTTGTTATTGTCGAGGTAGCGATTCCATGTGTCGAAATTTCTCATTACTGCTCCTTCTTCCATGTATCATATGCTTTCTTGATTAACGGATTATCATAGCCTATTGGTTTCTTATCTTTATTCCATAATATAGAGTAATTAGAAATAATGCGTTTAATAGTATTATCAAGTTCTTGTTGATATAATACATTGGCTACAATATTATCTTGCTGATCTTTCTTAGGTGTAAAGCTCTTAGCTGCTTCTCTACCAGCTAATTTCTCAGCAGGTGTGGATGTATATTTCTTTGCATAATCAAATAGCTTTAAACCAGCTTTCTGAACTCTTTGAAGTCTATTTAAATCAGTTGGCGTAGTTAATACATGCTGCATATAAGGTGTTGCATCAGGAAGAAATCTTTCACCATTTGCCATTCTTCCTATTTCTCCAGCATCTTCTTTACGATACAAAGATTGAACACGAGGATTAAGCTCTGATGAATATTGTCCAACAATATTTCTTACTTTATCCATATCTATATTTGCAACATCACCAGCAGTAGCTGCTAGTAATTCGTTCTTCATTGAAGATTCCGGTAATGATTCGATTTGCTTTCTAACTGCAGATTTAGGTATCATATCAGTAAGATAGCTTTGCATTTCAGTAACACCTTTGGTTAACGCATTAGTTTCTTCCTCTAAAGCTATTACTCTACCAACATCTGACGTAGGATTTACAATCTTGCTGCGTAGCCTAGAAGCTTTACGCCAGTTATTCAATACTTCTGCACCAGCATTACTTCCTAAATCTATTACAGCATTAGCGCCAATTTCAGGCCATGATTTAGCATATTTAGAACCTGATAGGTTATATGCAACATCTCTACCAGTTCGAATTGCTGGACCTAGCCAGAATTGTGTTCCAATTGGCGTAGGTACTATATCAGCTGCAGTACCAACAACAGATGTTCCTAAATCGCCTAAAGCAGTCCATCTTGTATCTTTAGCTGTTCCAAACGTTGGTGCATCTTCCCCAAATAAAGCTGTTTCTGGTTCGTAAATATAACGCTGCTTCTCGTAATCTGTAGTAGCTAATTTCTTAGCGATATTCCAATCATCAACTTCTGCTTTACGTTTATGTACTCCAGCTTCATATTCACGTTCTGCTTCATATTCTGCTTTATACTGATTAGTCTTATCAAACCATTCCTTAAGTTCTCCTTCACTTAACCAAGGATATTTCTCTTGTATAGAATGAAATCTAGCTTTAGAAGGAAATTTGCCATCAAGATCTTTCCAAATAGTAGCCTTGATTCCAGCCTTATCACCAAGGAAATCAGCAACATTTCTGTATTTATCAGTAAAGTCGGAATAGCCCTCGAGAACTGTATAATCGAAGCCTTCTGGATTAGCTAAGAACTTAGCAACCTGGTCAGGCGCAACTTCGCCAATCTTATTAACTATTGTTTCAATTTCTTGGTCAGACATTATTTCCTCACTAAATCAGCTACTCCGTTTGAATATTTGACTTTATATTTCTTAGCATCATAAACTCCAGTTGCTGCAAATTGTCTACGAGCTTCGGCAAATTCTGCTGCAGACTTAACATTACGTTCTTCAACAGTAAATACTTTATTTGCAATCTTCTGAGCATATTCATCTCTTAAAGCTGGATCTTGAATTTGACTAAGATATTCATTAGCCTTTGCTTTATTAGCGTTATTCCATGTTCCGCTAAGAGTTGTATCTATATTCTTCGTAAGTTCTGCATTATTAAAGGAAGGAACAGGCGTATCTGGCACTGTAGCCGGTTGTTCTATTTCTTTCGGAATATTAATACCTAGCTTGTTACCATAGAATTGTTGTTCAGCTATTGCCATAGCTTTCTGATATTTCAGCATTTCATCATTAGGATTCTTATTTAATGCTGCGTTAATCTGAGTGAGCTTAGCATTTGCTACATTATAACCCTTAGTCCATTCGTCAACTTTAGCTACATCCTGTGAACCTTTATTCATTAATGCAATATCATAGGTATTCTGACGATTTAATTCATTCTGTTTAGCCTGCCATGCTTCTTGTTCGCGCTGTCTAGCTAACTGTTCCTGAGCTCTCTTTAAAGCTTCGTCATGCTGGAACTGTTGCTGTTGCGTAAGTTTGCTTTGGTCAATACGTTGCTGATTCCATGTGTTAAGACCTGCAGCGATGCCTTGTGCACCCTGGTTAATAGCGTTTCCCCAGTTCTGGCCCATTTGTCGTTGAATATCTGCCTCTCTTTGAGCGTATGCCATACGATTAGCCATGGCGTTGCCGAGCATTCCGCCGTAATTAATTTGATCTCTAGAATATATACCCATCATAAACTCCTATTAATAAAGGCCAGCGATGGCTGATCCGTAGCCGACTTGAGCGTTAAGTCTGTCCTGTTGTGCCTGCATTACGTCGCTCATACGTGCATCCTGAGTATTGTAATAATCAGAAGCTAAATTGCCCTGTAAACCAAGCTTATACTGTTGCGCAGTATTGATGGCGTTAAGACGGTTCTGGTTATTCCTGATTGCGTCCACGTATTTCTGGTATTGGAATTGCCTATCCTGGTTATACTGGTTCATGGCCGTATTGTAAAGCTCGTCAGACTTGGATGCTACGCCCTGGGCGATACCCAAAGCTGCGCCAGTTCCACGGCCTAATCCTGCGCCAGCCGCCGTATGCTGCAACTGATCACGTGTCTGGCCGATAATCTGTGCATAGTAAGGATTGACGAAATCTTCGACTGCCTTGGTATAACCGAAACCAGGGTCAGTAGCTGCATAGTCATCAGGGTTATAGCTCGCGATTGCCTGTTTATAGGCGTTTACGTCTGCCTGAGTACCGAGGCTTCCACGTGTATCGTAATAGTTACCGATTTGGTTAATGAGGGCACCGTAGTCGGAATCTGTCTTAGCGGACATGCCTTTAAGCTCATTTGCTGCGGCCTGTCTTGCTGCAAGTTCTCTCTTCTGTGCTTCCGTTGCTGATTTATTCTGAAGATAGGCGCTTCCGATTGTTCCTGCAAGTCCTATTCCAGCTGCGATTAAAGGAACCATAGATAAATCTCCTTATACTTTGTTTAATAATTAGTTCCAGGCCTTCAGTACCAATATACCAGTACCGTTGACATTATCTTCAAGATTGGCTGTAAATTTGCTGTCCGTTACCTGTATGATATTGCCGTCAGAGCACTGTATAAAGCCATCATAGCATACCGGAAGTTCTATTTCGGATTTGCAACCGTTATAGAGGTTCACGATAACAAGATTCTTCATGACTGTTATACAGTAGTCTTTCTTGCCTTCCTGTCCATATTTACCCTTGAGGGCTTCCTTGTTACTGTTGCTTTCGTCATATCTAACCAGTTTAATCATTACGCCTCCTAGAAGATAGAGCAAGGGCTCCATGAAATCTGAAGATTCTCTATGGCGAACGGTACCGATTCAGTAGTAGAAATCTCAAGAGTGAAATACCTGCCCATGCCGCAACCGTAGATATTGGTTTCGTATTCGTAATTACCGATTAAACCAGAATATGCGTCTTCATAGTCAGAGAAGCTAGCACCGTCCCATGAATATCTGAACGATACCCTAGGATTGAAATCAGGATAGTAATGGTCATGTATTACTCTCTCACGGTCATGGAAACTATGCTGGCCGTTGTTTGTGATGAGTCTGAGATTATCAATATAGAACGGCATATCGTTAGATGTCAATACACCGCCTCTTCTCATCTTGTATATTACGCGCCCGTCATGTTCATCAAACTTGTTCTCGTCGTTATATACAAGAGCTCCTTCAGTGCCCATATATACCTTGTTATATGCGAAAGTTGCATGGTTATAGCGCCAGAACGTAAGCCTGTTATCTTTACCGTATGACGCTCTATAATGCCATGTATTCTCTTCTATATCGTATACGAATGTCTTAAGTCCGTCTTCGAATGTAATAGAATAGAACGTGTGCATGTGTTCTTTCCAAATTTGAGCATATGCATTCTCTGGGTTCTTAATTTCCGTAATTTCTCTTTCAATATCCTGTGTAGATACACGTTTGATAGCTGTATCAGAAATCATATATACGGCATTGTCACCGATATCTGAAGAACCGAGCCATAATACGTTATTACCGAGCATTGCCAGAGAGTTAGGTGCCTTTATACCGATATTACCTGCGGCGTTGTCCGGAGAACTGAAAGGATTATTTACGTCATCGTTGTAAGAGAATACCTGCCAAGAACGTTCACCGAATGTATAGAGCTTAGAACCGTTAGAGCAAAGAGCTATAGTATTGTCAGGGCACCATTCTGAATATATAATGAAACCGTAATTGGCATACTGTACTGTGCCTACTCTGAATACGTCGTATTTCTCCGGGTCATCATTTGCAGTGCCTGTAATGAAGTCCTTGTATAGCGTATAGTAGTTATCCTGAATTTCTCCTGCGATATACTGTTCCTTAGTAGTTTCATCTAATTCAGACCACCATGAAATGAAGTTATCTCTTTCTATATAGAAACTTGCAGGTTCCGAATCTTCTGTTTCAAACGGATATTGATATGAAACATAGAATGCATCAGTACCTGCGTCATTGACGACAAGATAACCATAAAGATACGCGCAATGTGTCGGTCTGATATACGTGTTCTGTGAGTTGACTCTCAACGGCAATGCAATGCTCTTGAAGTCGAGCTGTTGGTCACCAATAGAAAGTCCAGTATTTACAGCATATACGTTGTAACCGTCAGTTATGATTAAATGCGGGTGAGCAGAACCATAACCGCCAGTTTCAGTCATATGGCATTCTGTTCCGTAAGAATTTATGTCTGCAATTACCTGGAAAGTATTATCTTCTTTGATTAGATAAAGCTTCGTATCATAAACGGCGTAAAGACAAGGTCTGTTGTCATAACCTCTCGATACACGATACATGCCTCTACATCTTCCAGGAATCTTTGCAGCCTCAACCTGACCCTGTATGCTTCTCATGAGTAAATTACACGAATGTTCAGACTGGTCCTGAACTTCAAGGTACATATTAGTTGATTCGCCGAGACCAACCTTTACGATATTACTCTTGGATATGCCTCCGGCTATGTTCTCAATCAATCTGTTGCTGTTAGCCATTTATTTCTCCTTAGAACCATGGGCCGCCGAGAAGTTCGGAACGTGTCATTGTGGCCTTGTTGAAATCGTAATAATCGTCTCTTACAATCATTCTCGTTATGGACTTTGGCGTCCTAACATTATCTACGAGCGTCTGAACTTCCAATTGTAGCCTGTTCATTTGTGTCTCGTCGAGTCTCGGATATTGCAGAGCGAGCTTATGTGCGAGCGCTACTATGAGCAGTTCTACATAGTTGTCCGGTATATAGAGGTCAGAATCGAGATCGAAATCGATAGCTTCGTTATAGTTAATCTTGAGCCTGCGGTCGAGCCTAGCCACGCCTGGTTTAATCTGGATTAGCCATTCGCCTTCTGATTTCTCTGTGACTGTATATACGCCCGAATTGAATGTATCGTTATCGAACTTGTTGGCCGGAACGAACTTAAGTTCAGAATATATCCTGTATGGCTCGTTGACGTCGGTAACGAGATATATGGAATTAATCTTGGCCACGTCCCTAACCTGAACATGGTTACATTTCTGATACAGTCTCATCTGTTGCAATCTAGGATTCAACGGGTCGTCAATTGCATTAGGAAGGAACATGAATACTCCAGGCGCAGTTTCAGATACCTTGAATATCGCGTTGTCTATGCCAGTAACGAGCGCCCACTTGTCGATATCTTCTTCCGTAAGGCTATATTCGTTCATGGCCTCTATAGTATCGAAATAGAGGTTGTCTTTACCCTTTATGAAGTCGTCCTGGTCGTATATATGAGTAAATTCAGAATTCTTGACTAAGAGTGAGTTCTGTGTGAAACTGAGCAAATTGTCAGAATTATATTTGGAAACTATGCCTTTAAGAAGGCGGTATGCTGTCTCCATAATGTCGCCAGAAACTGCCTGGCGTCTTGGTACTAAGTTAATGCGAGTTGTGGCTTCCTTTATGATATCACGAATAGCGGCCATAAATACTCCTTAAATTATTAATTTGATAACTAATAATTAGAGTCCCAGTTGTTTACAGGCCTCCTCGTTCTCCCTGTCATATTCTTCCCTTGTCATGAACTTGCTGAAATAACGCTCGAACATGGTATCAGTATTGCAAATTGGGGGTCTATGGGCATATATATTACAAAGGCCAGTCTCCTCGTCGAAGAACCGGCAAATTGTGGAATTCTCTCTTGATAACTCAGGAATTACGTGTTTACAGCAATTATGGTGCGTGCACTTTGAGCAGTCAATCATTTAGTTATACCTGTTGAAATATGATAAGTAACGAGAGGCTACTTCTTGTGCCTTCTTAGTCTCATATACTACTGTCTGGTCAATATGATTCATACAATATACTGCCAAAGCTAGAGAATCAGCCTTATCCGGTGAATGTCCAATTAATTCCTTAATTTCTTCTTTCTTGCATAATTGAAATTTACCAGAATTATTTACGAATATCGTAGTAAATGACAATTGAGTCTTAATATCGGAATCATCAATAAATAGGCCACCTTTAATAGCATTTGACAATTCTACATACATTTCACATCTGGCATTACAATAACGGTCTTTGTCGTATGCTGTCTGAGCGAAATTTATGGGTATTGCATTATAATTCTTGGCCTTTAACATATCATATACGCCACATGATGTCGAACCGGTAACATCGATGAATATACCTTTGGCCTTATATGTATTGCTTAATTCTTCTATTATATTGGTCAATTGGAAAGTATTAGCTACTTCTATTAGCTCTTGCTTGATAATTTCGTATTTATTCAATACTGTTATTACATTGTAGTCGCAGCCTAAACCTGCCAAATCTACTCCAATATAACAATTTGCTTCACTATAATCCTGTTTAGACTTAGGATAATCTGACAATTTAACAACAGAAGCTTCGCTGTCTATATCTAACATTACACCTTCAAGTTCTTGTTCGATAAGGTCAGCATTAACAATAGAAGACGTCATTAACTTAATCTGGTCTTCTGTAATAAATGTATTATCACGCGTTGTAGCATGAATCAATTCAATTAATTCTGAATGTTCTTTACAGTAAAGATTAAGCCAAGAACCTTTACGTGGTGTAGACAATAATCTTATATATCCTTTGATACCTTCACCACGAAGACATGGTGATAATGTAGCAAATAGCTTAGGAGGAGATAAAGCAGCTTCGTCACATACAGCTAATGATATCCTAGTAAGACCACGTATAGCTTCCAATGATTCATATGAGCCACCATAAATTATAGCATTTCCGTAAGTTATTCTCATTGATTGCTGGTTATAATGGACATTAACGCCAAGTTCATTTAATCTTTCCATAATTTCAGTAAACAAGACATCTTTCAAAGACTGTCTTGATTGCGCTAATGCTATAACATTCTTTCCTTCTAAGAAATTCTTAACAACTAATAAAGATGCAGCATAGCTCTTGCCAGCTGCACGTCCGCAAACCATATATGTAATAGGTGATTTGCTATTCATTAACTTTAATTGATGAGGAAATAGTCTATACTTTATTTCTTCCATATCTTATGTCTCCATTCATTCCACATCAATTCACCACCTAAATCTTTATACTCTTTATATTCAATTCTAGCTGTATCTACTATAGATTTAGTAGAAATTCTTAATTTATTCTTTGTAGATTCAGAAACATGTTTACCTTTCCAATATGCTAATTTCTCATATGGAACTTTCTTCATACCTTCTTTAGTCTTATTGATATGTTCTTCTCGATTGTCATTATACCATTTATGTACTGAGGCTTTAATCTTAGCTTTAGTTTCTTCTGAAGGATGAATGCCTAATGGCCTTTCACCATCGCTTAACAATCCAACTGCAGCTAACATTGCTCCTTTAATATAGGTATCTTTGGCACATAATACAGCTAATTTATGCACTTTAAGATGGTCTTCGGCTGTTAATAGTATTAAATTATCTTTACTATTATCTATTTCATAACCATTCCGTTTAAACCAAGAACGTGGAATAATATGATGTTTATGTCCTTTAGTGGGCTTATTTAATTTCGCGAAGTTAATAATATTCATCATAGCTACGAAATGTTGGTTATAATCAAATACATCCAATATATTATACATTAATCCATTCCTGTAAATGAAATCGATAATTCTTTCTCTTTCTGTGAAACTGTCAAAGATTTCTGGTCTTTAGCCCATTCATCTTTAGATCTTCGTTCTAATATATCCAGAAGTGTCTTAGCCGACTTATTGAAACGTTCTTCAAGCAATGATTGAGTCAATTTGAGCTTTACCAATGCAAGATTGTCAGAATATAGCTGATTCCATTCTTCAGTAAACTCTTCTATTACTGTTCCAGGTTCACAATTAAGACGACAAATAGTATACCATTCTTGTGCGGAATTAGTGGATATAAGACCAATACTGCAAGCTTTAAGTCGCTTACAATCACGGTTAATCCTTACACCGTTCTTCTCTATCTGCTTTACGTCTTCGAACAGCTCTATACCGTCTTTAAACAGATTCTTTGTCCAGTCAAGTAAAGTCATACATCACGTCCATGCTCCATGCATTTAAGCTGCGATACGAGCTTTAAATACTTGTTATTGGTTTCAAGTTCCTTAAGAATGCACGCTAAGAGTAAAGGAATATCTTTAGCTGTATCTCTTAATGGTTCTTGTGCTTCGTTGATTTCTCTCTTTATTTGTTTCTTGTTCGTTGCCATAATAATCCTTTATGCCAGCTGAGGAAGTCGGACCCCCGGTGTTAACTCGTTAGAGACGTGATCTACAGTCACGCGCAATCGCCACTCTGCCAAACTGGCCTAAATCAGAGTAGAGAGGTTCGAACTCCCGTGATCACGGCCCCTAACCGTGCGACTGACCTGCTAGCCTATACTCTGGTAGTACACCTGAAGGTAATCGAAACCCTATCTTAGCGTTCGTAGCACTATGCTCTTCCTGTTAAGCTACAGGTGTCTGTAATGGAACCGGTGGGAATCGAACCCACCTCACTATGCTTGCAAAGCACGGTCGCCTCCTTGGTTCATGCGATCCCAAATTAATGGCGCAAGTTGGATTCGAACCAACACGAGGTTTAAGCCTCTTAGGAACCTTCTATGCAACATTGCGGAAAGTAATTTCCATTCATGTTGCGCCATTGTATTAAATAATTAGAAAGGCGAACCTCGTCAGTTTGCCTTAGTGTTAAGTCTTCCAGGTTTCCAATAAGAAGGATCAGGATTGTATTTAAATCGTTTCTCTGTTATTCCGTCATTAAACCAAACTCCAGTGACATCTACACAGTCTTCTAAGCTATCCAAATATTCTTCGTATTGAACATATGCTATATCTGTATTATATTTGTCAATAACGTCTGCAATCGTATCAGTCTCGTCATATAATTCACTACAATGATATTCTGTCAGATACCACGTTATAAACGAATATAATACGCAGTTATTATACAATACATTATCAGTATTTCGCCATGTCTTGCAGATGTCACCAAATATCAAATGTATTATTTCAATCAATGGCTCTACTTTCAAATCAGGCATTTCTTTATATACATCTTTCATTCCATTTCTAACATATCTAGTCTTAAATGAATGTGTCTTACCTATAATTCCAAGTTTATTATATAGATCGCCTACTACTCTGCCTCTTGAAATATTGCACATTATTTCTGCAGTCAAAGCATCTAATAAATCCAGTGTTATTGATCCCTTTCGTTTCTTACGACCTTTAGCTAAGTATTTCTTCCTATCAGCATCAGCATTTAGTAAATCATTACTTTCAGCTAGCATGTTAATTATGAACTCATTCTTACCGACATCGCCGCCTATTAAATTTCTTCGCATAAATGTAACGGCTCTAGCTGCACCTGATTTAAATTCTTTCTTCACACATTTCCAGGCATAGAAATGTATTATGCAATGATCAACTTTGGTTAATGACACTAAATTACTTTCACGATTGTCTATGTCTTTCTTCTTTAATTTACTGAAATTTCGTTCAATAATATGATGTAATTCTCTGCCTTTGGCTATTACCTTAGGATATCTAGAATTTCTATCAACTATATTCATCATCTTTATGAAATATTCAGAATTAGTATCAAATACATCATCCATTGATAAATAGTCTTTCTCCTTCTGATGACTCTGCCTCATAGGATTCCTCTCATACAATACCATATCTATGTAATATATTCAGTTCCTTGACATATTCGTAATGCGGATATCCCACTGCGGTCTTTGTGCATTCTTCTTCTGGAATATGTGTGTTCCAATATCTTCTGAATCCATAACCCAGATTCTGATCGATTACCTTTGCATCTACCTTATGGCCACGCTTTGCTCCGACTTTACGTAATAAATACAGAATTGTGTGGTCATCGAGTGGTGTATCTTCAATTAGCTGATCAGTTAAGAACGGAATCATCTTATCTGTTACTGTTGAACGGTAGCACATCCATTCACCTGCAGTAGCAACATCATCCTGCGATGCTAAGAAATCATATCCTTCCATATTCTTTGCTACTTGTTCGATATATTCTGGCTCATATAGGCAGTCATCGTCAACTGTTATATTGATGAAATCTTCACCTTGATGGCGCTTCCAAGTAGGAAGAAACTTGTCATATACATGCTGATCTTTCTCCTTCCAGTAAATCTTTACGGGCATTGCTTTCAAGAAATCTGGAATATCAGCCATTCCATGAGGGAACTGTTCGTAGCTAAGGTTAATCTCGATTGAATCTGGCTTTCTAGTCTGGTTAATAATAGAATCCAAAGTCGGTTTACAGCTTCCGATTCTCTTTGACCATGTTGTCATTGAGCAAATTATCATTATTTATCTCCTTGTTTATTTAATTTCTTTCCGCATATTGGACAGAATTTACATTCTAACATTGTAGAATTATATCCACCTTCGTTAAACATTTCTAGAAATACTTTACCGTCATCGTCTATTAGCCATTTATATCCATCATCGGCACCTACTTTACTCATATAACTGATATATTCTTTAATATCTTCGGGAAATTTATTATAATAACTATTACCGAAATCACGAGGGAAATTCTTATGACATAATATCATACGTTTATTAAGCTCTAAATCACAGAATTCACACATTATTTCTTCTCCTTCATATAATCTGGACAGTAACCAGCTACAGGTCCTCCAACATATTCGTCATTGTGCGGTTTGCAAACTGAGACGTAATCTGGAACTTCCTTCCAGTCAAATGGCTTTGTTGTTACGTCCGGATACATAGTTGCATAGAATGCTTCGCTGTCGTATATATTGTTATATCTCTTGATAATCTCGATGTCTGCCTGCATGGCTTTCAACGTCTGTTTGATTTCCATTATATCTGCTTGTATATCAGTCATTATTTATTTCCTTTGTATTCTGTATTATAATGCATATTCTCGACTACTTCTTTCCGTACCCATCCATGTTCTATTAACTGATTCAGATAGTCCTGTACGATTGCTTCTCTATATTCTTCTGAAACTGTATTTAAGTATTCTTCGAACTTTCGAGAAATTTCTTTATATCTTTCCAGCTTTAATTTAGCAAAGTCTTCTGTTGTTGCAAATTCAGTCATTCTTTGTCTCCTTCTTTAATTTCTTGAATTTCGTAACCATAGGCCTAACTACTTCTTCGCAAATATCCCTAGGTTTCATTTCTAACAGTTTAGATTCGATTACTGCTGAATAATTATTTCCGTTAATATTCCAAATTATATGAATTCGGTCATTGTCGACTTCTTTAACGGTAAACGCGCCTTCACCCATATAATCATTTAAATCTTCTTTGAATTCTTCTATTGTCATTATTTGTTTCCTCTATGGTAATTGTTAATTAGTTTCGTTATGGCCTTGGAATCGCTTTCTATTTCGAACCTGTGCCTGTCACTGTGATATTCGTATGAGTTGCATTCTACGTCGACGTATTCTCTCATGGTTTCGTCTACCCATAACGAATACCTGTAGAACATCCTCATGGATGCGAGCTCGGATATCCTGACCTTTACTACGGTTAACGCCTCTGGCCTGATATTGAGCATCGATATAACCTTGCATTCGTTATGCCATTGTACCATGGACTCCAGGTAGCTCTTCAGGCTAATCGTGGTCGTAGATCGCATAGTCGAACGTGTCCTCTGATCTCATCTTACTGAAAGGCCCGCAGTAATACGTACGTGTTTCGATTTGAGACAGCGGCTTATAGTCCTGTGCAGGCATCTTCGATACCGGGCCTCCGTCGTATTGTTTCTGCCACATATTGAATACCTTGTCTTCCATTTCAGGGCTTCTCGTATATTCCCTGGTCTCTATTGCCTTTAGAATCTTGTCTATATCCTGTTGCATGCCTTTCAACGTATGCTTAATTTCTGCGATATCGGTTTGTGTTTCAGTCATTTATCACCTCATATAATTGCATTGAATCTTCTATATTGTGTGTTAATCCGTTTATAAGGTATTCCTGGTTGGGTATTCTCTTTCCAGTATATATTTGCTTAGGTGTCTCTTTCCATCGTCCCACGGTCAGTTTATGGACGTTTATTAAGCAATCCAGAACGTCGGTATCAATGTTAAACTTCTTAAACACAATTTCTAACATATCCTTATCATAATCATATTTACCATATCCTTTGAAACAGACCTTATAACCGCCAATCTTATAAAGTTTCAACAACAAATATATAGTATTTAAGAAACTCCAATAATCTGTTACTTCAGTTACCTTATGGCCGTTGATTTCTTTAGGAACCTTGGTATTTGCTTCATGATATGCCTTTCTTCCTTTCCTTGGTTCTGTCGGTAATTTGCAAACATAAGTATCAGTTCCTTTGTCGTCTGTAAATGTAATACACCATAAACGTGTATCTGGGTCATAATGGCCACCTTCTGGAAATAACTTCTTGTTTAAATCTCTCGATAAGCCATCACCTTCTAAATCAATTGTAACAATCTTTAAACTCATATATTATATATAACAGAATATAGTAAATTTCGCTAAATTGTAAACAACAATTTACAATTATTCTGAGAAAGAAGGGTTTACGAATTGCAAATATTTAATTATATTTGTTATATATAATATAGGAAGTTGAATGGAGTGGACGCCTGAATACTTCAAGAACATACAGAATTTACCTTTACATAAGGGAACATTATACGACGTCCACAATTTAAGTATAATGTTCCCTTATTTAATATGGAGTGGACGCCATGAATTATAACGTAATTAATAAGATTATAGAAATCAACTTCAACAATAAAGATAAGAAGTATGATGAAGTTAAAGAACTGTCTAAGAACGAAAGAGCAGAATATAGTCAATCTGACTTTAGAAATGACGTAACAGATGAAGAATCATTTAAGACTGTATGCGGTAGACAGTGGAAGAAGAATCTTGCAACACTGATTCCTTTCGTAGATATGTTCAAGCACATTTCTGGTAGAGAACACATTTACGAAATTCCAATTCCGACTACAGGCGAGCTTTGTGAAATCTATAACGGTCATGTCAATGTTACAAGAATGCTACAATTAGCAAAGAAAGTTGACCTATTGAAAGTCATCAATGACACTTATCAGTATAATGCTTGGAATGAAGAAGACAATCATTGTAAGACTTATATTCTCAATAAGAATGTTCAAGATTTAATTATTGAATTATGTAACAAATATTCTATTACACATAAGACATTTATTCATAATTTAAATAATAATAATAAATATAATAACAATAGTGTTCATCTTCGCGAATTATCAGAATTTAACATAAAGATCAACTCTGGTCTTAATCTAAGAATTCCAGTAGCAACTGACGAACAGATTATTGACTACATCAAAGAAATCTATCCACAGATTGAAGACTATCAGAAGTTGGCAGATGAAATCAATGAACGTCATTATGCTAACGACAAATACAAGTTCGGTATCAAATTCCAGCCTAAAGTTACAAGAAATAAAGGTGGACTAATTACATCTATCTCAATAAGAGCTACTAACGGTATCTGCTCATATAAAGAACATGACAATGGAAAGAATACTAGCAGAATTTGGCGTAAAGATGTATTAGATGAATACTTTGGCAAAGACAACTATATGGAATATGACGTTAAATCTTCTATCTACAGAATAACTCATTTCTTGAACTTCAAGGTATGGTTAGACAATTCCATTGACTTATACGAAGAAATGTACGGTCAGCCATTCGAGAACGAAGAACAAAGAAAGCAATATAAGTTATTTGCTATGAAATTATACTTTGACAAGTCTATTGGAAAGCTTTATACACATACAGTCAGATTTGCCAAAGAAGACTATAATAAAGAGAACATTGACGAAATTACGTTAAAGATGGAGCTAATCAACATGAGGTCAAAGATGACTGACATTATTGGTCAACCATTTGATTCTGAAATCTTCTTACATGAGTCTTGCATTTACATGCAGTTAGTCTATGAACTATTCAGATTAGGCTTTGATGTAATTCAAGTATATGATGGATTCTATGTAAGAAATAGAAATGATGTTAATCAAGAACAATTCAATGATATAGTTAATGATTTATTAGATTCTATAACATTAAATTATATTAAATCATATAATATTTAAATTTAAATTATATTATAATAACAATAGTGTACATCTTCGCAAAGAGGTAAATAAATGACTAAGCAAGAAATAAAGACTAGAATCAAGAGGCACATCAAGAAAGGCACGTTCAAGAACATAGCTACGAACAGTCGCAATATTTCTGCAACGTTCAACGCTTTAAAGGATTCCTGGTGCTATTACCTGGAAAGGAAAGATTACGGACTCCTGGCTTACAACACGTTGACGAACCAGTTGACGATATACAGAATCAAATAAAGGGGTTTACGAAGTACAGATAATTTACTATATTATAACCGTTGGACGGTTCTCCTTTAATCACAGATTTCACTTAAACTTTCTCAAATAACCGTCCATCAAGTTTGCATCATAGTTAAACCATAGGCACGGTATGCGGGCAGTTTCTCCAATTTCTATATATTTATACCGTATACCGTGCCTTCGACGATTATTCTTCTGACATATCTCCTAGTTCAAGATACCCCAAGGTTCATCTCCCTGGGGTATTCTTATTTACGGTAGACTGGAAAGAAATTTACGATATGAAAGGGTTGACGAATACGTCATAAATACCTATATTATACCGCGTAACAATTAACCAATAAGGAATAAACAATGTATCCCATTATTAAGTATATCTTTGCAGGCGTAATAACATTCCTGCTGATCGCGCTCGTAGGGAAGGTCATGCCAAATTTGGAAATAACCGAAGAACTTGCCGTGTTCATGGCCGTGTCATTGTACCTGAACTTCGTTAACCTGCTGAATTATAATGACCTAAAGGACACAGTAAGGATTAACCAGTTCTTAAATACCAGGCTGAATGTCGCATTGCACGGCGAAGAACGCTGTCTGAAGGCAGTAGAGAAGGCAAACAAAGAATATTTGGAATCGATTGAGGAGGACGCATAATGAAATATATTTCTACTAATTATGAAGCAGATGCGGTTAAACAAGAAGTTGATTATTATGTTGGATTACATGTAATTGCATTTAGTGATGACCATACTAAATTGAAAGGAGATCAATTAAGCACTGTCATACATATTGATAAGAACCATTTAGACTATTTAGAACCTAATGCTGAATATGCTGAGCATACTTTAGATAACAAATTCCAAATATTTGTAAAGAGATCTGAATATACTATAGATGAGCTTAACTTTCTAATGAATACTATTGAAACAATGTGGGAAGAAACTGGTTGTCTATTGAAAGGTATTAATTAATTAGTTAATAAGGAGAACGAATAATGACTAAAGAACAAATACTAGAACATCTAAAGAATATTCCTGAACCTGACGAATACGTGAAGGAATTTATCCGACAGATTGAGAAATCTAAGTAGCAAGAAACCCTGGTGATGAGCCAGGGTTATTTAATTATCTCTCTATATTACGTTTATACTTTGTGTCCTTATAATGATTAGTGTAACCACGCTTTACTCTCTTATATAATGTTTCTTCTTTATATTTATTCCATAATACTGGATTAGATTTCCAATCATTATATAAATCAGGAACTCCATAATAGTCTGCGAATCTATACCTTATAGCGTCATCTTCAGGAAGTGTTGCAAAGGTTTCACGTAATTCCTTCTCTACTTGTCTATTACCAATATCTTTCCAATCTTTATTATTTAATTTATATATAGCTTGATTTGTTGCATATCTATTAATTTCAGGTTCTTTATTAGGAAGTCTTGGTTTATTATCAGACATTACTCTGGCTGCAATATCTGGTCTACCTTGTTCAATAGCTATGCTTGCAATATCTTCTTTAGGGACAACTAATGTGCTCTTTCTAGCTGGCCTTGTCTTATTAATTAGATATTCCCATTTATTCTCATTCTCATTAATTACGTCATTTAATTTACGAGAATATGCATCTTCCCATTGGAAAGGACCATACATATCGTCTTTACGTAAAGAACGTCCAGGCGGGTACATATCACCTTGCCAAGCAACTATTGAACCATCAAGTTTATCTTTAGTTCTATCTCTTTCTAAATTTAGTGGAATTTGATTTGTACCATTGGCTTGTCTACCGGTATTAACTATATTGCTACCAGTATTAGTTTCTATATAAGGGCCGGCTGGAATGTCTATAGGCGTCCTTGCATTAGCTGTCGTATTAGTACGAGCTCTCGTAGATAGATATAAATTCTCTCTAGCATCTTTAAATCCAGAACCTCTCATACTATTTGGATCTGCATATAATTTACGTGCTCTTTGATAATTTGTATTCCAGCCCCAGACATCTTGCTGCCATTTACGATCACCAACAGCTTCCTTCAGATTATTAGGAATAGCTTCACCAGCCTTAGGATGTCCTTTAGGGAATCTAGTATAAGGCATTGGAATACCGAAGATTGCAGCTTCTTTCAAAGCCTGTTCAGTATCAATATCATCACCTTTGATAGCCGGTTTAATAAGACTGGCATAAAGAGGAACTAAATCTTCTGCAGCTAAATCTAAAGTCTCAATAATAGAACCTTCTGGATTGTCGTGATAATATTTCAATGCACGGCCACCAGGAATTAATCCCATAGCCATTGCTATTAATTCTTCTCTTGATGGTAAGTTTACACTTATCCATGGTTTATTTGGATTATACGGTTCCATGTTTCACCCTGTCCTTTAATTCTGAATATTTACCGTTATTCCACCTAGAAACGTCACCTACCAGATAGCCCGTGATCCGTCTAAGTCTTTGAAATCCTATTCCTTCACCAAATACTCGTTCTTTCGCGTTTAAAGATACCTCTGGACTCTCCGGAGGTATTTCTCGTATATTTACATTACACCTTCGTAACATCTCTTTATAACGCGTTTCTGTGTCGTCTGTCATACCGCCTCTATACTTACGTATTCTGAAATTCCGTAGTCGTCGTTCTCCCTTCCGTAGTGGAGGCCAGCTAAATACTGAACAGCGTACTTTGCGACCGTGGCCTTGGTCTTTGATATCCCGGCCATGACTAGCCCCGTATAGAATAGCTCGTCTGCCACTTCCTTCCCGAGGCACTGTGAACCGTATGCACCGTCGTGGATTAGCCCTATAAGGTTATAGAGGACATTATTGTCGTCCCAGCAAGGCAAGTACCACCTGAATATCTTTGGCACCGAGAGTCCGTCGCTCATAGCGCCAGCGTCAATCTTAATCCTGAACACGTGGCCTGTACCGAAATCGACGTCCATGTATACGGATTTCTTCAATACGTAGAGATCGTTGACGATTTCGTAGTCGATTTCCTTAGAGTAGTCCATTATCTTCATAATATTTCAAGCTCCGTTACGTTGTTGACTTTGATTATGTGCACGAGCGCCTTCACCGTGGCTACGGAATTGATTAAGATATTTCCGTCTTTCTTACCGACAAGAATACAACCGTTACTGTCAGACATTACGTTGCCTTGATGAATCCTGAATCCGCGTGAAGCAGGTATTTCTTCATTATATATCAACGGCAGCTCACATTTGAATCGTGGACTCATATTTATCTCTAGCCTATATAAACCCCTAGGTAACTTCCCGGGGTCCATACAGTCGCAAATAAACACGTTATCGATATACAGGCGGTCATCCTTCTTTACTAGAATCACATGCGCCTCCAGTCGTCGCTGTTGAATAATATGCACCCGGCTATGAGCAATGCCATGATGAACATGAGAGACTGTATCATTTCTTCCCCTTGATTACTTCCACGAGGTTGTCGAGCTTGGTAGCCACTATAGCGAGGTTCTGGTTCACCGCGTTGACCTGCGCCTTCAGGTCTTCCAGTAAGAGGTCCCTGTGGCTGTTGTCTTCCTTAATCCTGTTGATTTCCCACGTGTTCTTCATGAGCATGTCGTGTATTTCCTCCGAATCCTTGTCCCTCTGCTGTTTCGTTTCGATACGGTCCGCTTCTACGTGTCTGAATTTGAAATAGAGGTAGCCCAATATCGCGATTATCACGACGAACGGCAGGGCGTGAGGGTCAATAGAAGCCAACAGCGACGTTACTTGAACTCCTTCAGACATTATGCGCCTCCTTTAGGCTTCTCGTAGAAGCACCTGATATAGATGTTCATGATGTTGTAGTCTCTCGGCGTGGAACCTGACTGGCCCTTGATGGACACGCCCACGATTTCCTTGTCGGGTATCGTGTCCTTCTTGTGAGCCATGAAAGGCACAGTATTAGGATAGTCGCCGATGGTGGCCTCGTCCTGGCTTAGGGCGAACAGCTTGTAGGTATTGACGTTCTGGTGGCTGTCGTATTGTATCACGTTGCCCGTGACCGAAGAAATGGGCACGATAGAGAGATATTCGTAGCCAGACATCGGCCAGCACATGAAATGGCCCTCTATCTTTGTAGGGTAACTGTCGCCGTGCTTGGGGAATATGATTCTATTGAGTTCCTGAGAGTTAGTGCTCTTATTGTAGTTCAGGTTGTAGTAGTCCTCGATGAATACGTCCTCTGGCGGGTTGTTCATTTCCCATCTTACGCCCTGTTCGGTATTCATGAGCACATAGTCGTTCATTCCCGACGCCGGTTCGGGTACCATGACGCCGATGTTGCCGTCGCCGTCGTTGAAATGCGTGCCCGACAGGTATTTGACGACGTTGAGATCGCCGCGTTCCACGGTTATCGGTTCAACCGTAGTATCTACATACTGTACCTTGGAAGCGCCGATATTGCTACGCGCCTGTCTCTGCTGGTCCTCGTTGAAATCCTGCTGTATGTTTACTGAAACCTTAGTCTGTTGTGCCATAAATTACTCCATGATGATTCCGTTATGCGATGTTACCGGTACTTCTGTCAACGAACCTTGATATGTTATATATGAGCCGTAATATATCTTTATTCTTGACGCATTATAAATCTTGCAGTCGTTTCCGAACGTTATAGCCTTTATGCCGAGCTCGTCGCACCTGTCCTTGTGGGCCAGGATGAACGGTTCTAGATCGGAATATACTTCTGAGTGGTTGCCGAATGACATCGGCTGTGTCATGTTTACGCAACAGTTCGGGTCTACATTGCCTACCATGTTGTCATGGCCGAACGTTATATTTCTAAAGCTGTTAGCGCCTATTCTGGATATATATGTATTACTCTTGATTACTAAATCCATGTTAGTGGCGCAGTTCGCTCCGAAATAAATAGGCGCGGTGATGTCGTTATTCTCGATTTCAAGAGTACCCGCGGTATTACGTAGGCAATTGCCGTCGAGCGTGAAGGCCGTATGAGGAGCAGGTTCCATGTTTATAGTGCCGTTGTTGAGATTATAACATCCGTCAAGGTAAAGGCCTACCGTTGGGTCGTCCCCGAACGTTATGCCCGTGAGCACGTTATCGAACTTTCCGCTGTCTATTCTGTAACCTATATTTGTGCCAGGTTCACTATGACCCTTTATTCGTATACTGGATGGCAGCGTACCCGAATATTGCTCGGTGGCGTCCGACGGCAACGTGTATTTGTTGAAACCGGTAACGCGGTGACCGTCGCAGTAGTATACGTAAGGCACGGTTACGGGCACGCCCGAATGCATACGGGGCGGCTTTAACCAGTTGCCGTTCGGAGAGAGCATTATTGAACTGTCGTAGCTAATCATAAATTACCTTGTTGAATGATGTTAGTCTTTAATAAGACGTACCGATGCACTAGATGCTCCATGTCGCATTACATCGACTGAACCGGCAGAGTCACTTGTATGATATAATTCCATAGAATATTTATTTGAAGTATTGCTGGACCAATAGGTAGCATGTATTCCTACTGACCTTGGATTATTAGGATCTACAAAGGCCACTATTGACCCTTTAGCTAAAGCTCCAAATCCAGAAGAATTATCGCCGCCACCGTATGTCCATGATTCTGCGGCCGCAAGACCATTAAATCCGCCTGCATTCGTTATGAGAGTATCAAATTCTTCAGTAGACGGCAAATGCCAACCGGTAACTGTTGCAGCTACGCGTATGGCGGCGTCCTGAGTATAATAGTATTCGCCGTTCACTATAGTTATGCCTCCGCCGTTGTCGTTTATGGCAAGATTGTGAATCTTCCATACTTGGTCTCCAATTGTTACTTCGTCAGCTTCTGTAAAGTAGCCTACGTTGGCGTCGCCGAACGTAATATTGCGATTGTCGTAAACTAAGTTAAACATTTGATTGTCATCCTATTGATTTCCATGAGTCCGGAATCTGTGCGAGTTCTGCCGCGCCCGTTACCGTATCTTTACCGCAGTTCGTGAACGCCTGTTCGTGACTAGGCAGCGGGTCCAGTGCGGCGAGCTTGTTATAGAGGTTCAGGGCGCCGGAGACTACATTGGTATCGCCTACGCAGATATAGTCAGCGTCAAGACAAGAAGAGACGTCGAGATCAGGCACATACTGCAGTTCGAAACAGCTGCCGATAAAGGAGTCCAGACCGGTAGCGCTCGAAGTGTCGAAGAGAGGGCATTCCGTAATGGACGTGCCCGCGAGGAACCAGTCCATGTCTACGCCCTTGGAGGTATCGAACAGAGGAACGCCCGTAACTGCCGACGCTTCCCAGAACATGCTGCTGAAGTCCGTGACGTTGGATGTATCAAAGAGCGGCACCGTAGGCAAAGAAGTACAAAGTGCGAACATGCCATCGACCCTGGTGGCAGACGAGGTATCGAACAGGTTGACCTTCGTGAGGTTACTGCAGACATAGCACATGTGGCTGAAATCTTCTACTCCTGAAGAATCTGCTGAAACAATTTCCGTAACGTTAATGCAGTCAGAAAGCATATGGTTGAACGGATTATTCAGTTCGCCGTATACGTCGTATGTATCGTTCGTGCCTTCTACGAGCACAGCCGAATGATATCTCGGTCGAATAGCGGATTCCTCTTCGCCTGGAGGCGTATGCGGGGCCAGGCCGTCGTTGACCTTGACCCTCACTGATTTACGGTATACCGGAATGGGGGCATCGCCTTGAGACAATACCTTTCCAGAATACCTTATGAGGCTGTCGTTAATGGAATATAGTGTAGCCATCTGTTATAACCTCATTACGTATCCTTGATTAAACGAACGCTATGAAGAACATTTCCAAGCTGTGTCCCATACGCTAAACTAGTACCAAGATTAAGCTCCCTATAATAATACTCATCCTCATAAGCAGTACTAGTCCACATATATAAGTCATCTCCTTGGCCGGAATATTGTCCTATAGGAGCGAAACCAACAGGTAAACCTGTGAAATTATAATCATCTGTACCGTTATTGTTATTATTCCAACCAGAAGTTGATTTAAGCTTAGTACCTGCCCCTGATCCTATATAAGAGGCTAAAGTATCAAATTCAGAGTTAGATGGTAAATGCCAACCTTGTATAGAAGCTGCAACTCTAACAGCTGCATCCCAAGTATAGTAGTATTGAGTTCCGAAGTTAACATTATTAGCAGTTACGTCATTAATAACAGAAATACCTGCACCACCATCATCAATAGCCAAGTTCTTTGCCATCCAAGTCTGATTTCCGATTGTTACCTCTTCAATAATTGGTGCATCCGGTTTCTTCAGCCACTTATCAGTTGCTGAATTCTTCAATACCTTGTCGTTATATGTATAAACGGTTATTGCCATATTAAATTTCCTCTCGTTGAATAATAATTAGTTACAGGCTATAGTGTAAGTCTTGTCGCTGCTGTTCGTGCCGGAAGTATAGCCGAGATCGGTTTCTATGTCGTCCTTGACACCCGCCACGTGGATTGTAACGGCCATGCTGCCGCCGCCGTACCATAGGCCAGTATGAACCTGGACATCTGTAACGGGATCGTCAGAAGTGAAATTGATGTCAATCTTCGTGCCGTAGAACGACTTACCGTTGTTGTTATTCCAGTTAATGGCCGAGTTTCTGTCTGTCGAGGATGCCTCGCTCCATCCGTTCTGGTAATACCACAACGACGTAACCTGTGAATTGGTGGCCTGGACACCGTTAATCTTTAGGCCCGCCATATTGAAGTTATCATTGCTATTCCATGTTATATGGACCTTGTACGAATCGTAGCCTTCGGCAGGCAGCTGATAAACTAGTGTAGAACCCACGTAGGCCTCCTTAATCTTCTGAGAACCTACGTAGATTTCCTTGATGTTGAGCGTTATTCCGCCGCCCTGGTATGTCATGGACATGTTAAACCTCCGGAATGAGATACAGTGTGCTCGATGTCGGGGTGGCCGGTAACGACGCCACTACCTGAATATCGTTAATGTCTCTTAACTTAGTCTGTAATCCGGTAACGGAATTGTCGACATATGTCTTCGTGGCGTATGTATTAGGAACGGACGTTAGATAGTTCTGCGCGTCAGTCCAGCCGGTTGCAGCCTGAATACCAGTTACACTGGCGTTGTATACTTCTGTATCAGTAGCGAAGTCTGAAACATCAGGAATTGCGGACGCCAGTGCATAGTCTGAAAGATCGATTTCTTCAAACGTTACGTCTTCAGAATCCGGAATCTGAGCAGTGGCAAGCTGTACGCCCGTTACCGTAGCGTTATATACTTCGGTATCAGTAGCTAAGCTCGAGACATCCGGTATCTGAGCCGTGGCCAACTGGACTGCCGTAACAGTTGCATTATAGACTTCGTCATCAGTAGCATACGTAGAAGGTATTTCCGTGAGGTACTGCGCGGTAACGGCCACGACTACCTCATCGTCATCGAGCGATATACCGATGCCTTCTCCTGCCTTCAGAGGCACGTTCTCGAGGATTTCAGGTTTGTTCTTGATATATGCGGGACTGTCGATAGCGGTTACCGCCCAGTCACTTTGGACCTGGGCCTCGGGAATCATGGAAGTGACCGTGTCGATAGCCGTGACTGTCGCGTTGTAAACTTGCGCATTCGTAGCAAAGCCAGTAACATCCGGAATCTGAGCAGTGGCAAGCTGTACGCCCGTAACGACGGAGTTATATACTTCAGACTTGGAAGCTAAATTCGTAACGTCAGGGATAGCGGATGCCAGTGCGTAATCAGCAAGATTAATTTCCTCGAATTCGACTTCTTCTTCATCAGGAAGGAGCGCGGTAACCTGGTCTTCCGTAACGAAATCAGAAACATCCGGAATCTGCGCGGTAGCAAGCTGGACTGCCGTAACGGTGGCGTTATAGACTTCTACATCGGTTACCGTTCCGGAAGCAGGAGGCATGGATGCAGAAATCATGATACCGTCTTCGGTTTCCGTAAAGTGGATATTGGAGCCTTCGATTAACGGAGTTATGTCCGGTTTGTGCTTAATGTAGGCCGGGTCACTGATGCCAGTCGCAGCCCAGTCAGACTGAACCTGTTCCGGGATAGCGGTAGGCGCGGCGACGCCCGTAACGGATATTAACAATTCGCCGTCGTCAATTTCAAGGGAAATATTGTCGCCCGCCTTAATCGGTAAAGTCTCGAGGATTTCAGGCTTGTTCTTGATATATGCTGGGCTGTCGACAGCGGTTACGTTCCAGTCAGACTGAACCTGTTCTTCAGGGATAAGAGAGGTAGCCAGTTGGACCGCGGTAACAGTGGCATTATAAACGTCACTATCAGTAGTGAAACCAGTAACCACGGGTATGGCGGTAACTAGGGCGTCAATGTATACGCCTTCGTTTGTCTCGCGAATTCTGATATTGTCACCTTCAAGAAGGAACTTCTCAGTCGGCTTGTTAAGGATGTATGCCGGGTCGGTGTTATCTTCTTCTGTCCAGTCAGACTGAACCTGTGCTTCAGGAATAATGGCGGTTACGAAATCGATCGCGGTTACGGTAGCGTCGTATACCTCGGAACGTGTAGCGAAACCGGTAACCGTAGGTATGGCCGAAGCCAGGGCATAGTCGCCGAGGTTGATTTCCTCGAATTCGACTTCCTCCGAATCAGGTATCTGTGCCGTCGCAGTCTGGACCGCGGTAACAGTGGCGTTATAGATGTCGCCTTCGTCGATGTCTGGAATCAAGGCTGTCACGAACTGTATAGCGGTAACGTCGGAATTGTAAACTTCGGATTTAGTAGCGACGTCAGAAACGTCAGGTATAAGGGCGGTGACAAATTGAATAGCGGTAACGTCAGAATTATATACTTCTGACTTGGTTGCCAAATTAGAGATGTCCGGAATTGCAGACGCTAAAGCATAGTCGCTAAGGTTAATTTCCTCGAATTCGACTTCTTCAGAATCTGGAATCTGTGCCGTGGCCAATTGGACCGCGGTAACTGAGCTTTCGTAAACTTCTTCATGCGTCGCGAAACCCGTAACCGTCGGTATGGCAGTAACAACGGCGTCGACATAAATCGCGTCTTCTTCTTCCCTGAAACGGATATTAGTACCTTCTACAAGGTCTTTAATTTCCGGCTTATGTTGGATGTAGCTTGGTTCTTCTGGATCTTCTTCAGTCCAGTCAGCCTGTACCTGTTCGCCTCCGCCGCCGCCGTTTACTACGGAAACGTTGCTGAGACTATGGATTTCAAGAACGAGGTTACCGATTACGCCAGTATTCTGGTTAAACCCAATCTGATAATCAACGTCATGACTGAGCTTGAAGATGTCATAAGACAATTCGAAATGTTGCGGTTCAGCTACGGTATTATCGACGTCTATCTTAATTCTGTTATTGGAAATAGCTTCGACATATTCTATAGCCTGAACAGTATTGTCAAGATCCGAAGACGTATAATCGCCTCTAACGGTAATATGATAGCTGTTGCCCTTTCTGAGTTTGAGCTTTCCGTTATTTACTAGGATATTACCCTTGTTCTTGACCATGGTAGCAGTAGTTACGAATGATTCCGCGGTATACTGGCCGTATTCAAGAGCGCCAATGTCACTGATGTCAATATTGAAAGTCTTTACATTTGTTTCCGGGTCATATAGGCTAGTTACGGAAATGGTTGAAGCAGGGCTAACAATATCGATATTAGGAACCTCTTCAGGCAAGGCTATTTCCTGGTACGTGATTTCGAGCTCGCCATTCTCGTTCTGGACGATAGAAGATACAGTCTGAGTATTTGTAAATGTAAGGGAAACTGCTTCCTGTTTGTCTTTCTTGCCTTCGAGAGCTTCATTTATATCGTCGATTTCTCCCTGGAGGCCAGTAACAGCTGAAACGATAAGGTTCTCTAACTCGTCATAACGGTCATAGGCACCATTACCTGTGTGCCCAGTGGAGACGTTATATCTGGACATTACAAGGTTTCCGTATCTGTTATATACATATACGTCATAAGAATTGGACGGATTGGCAAGAACTATGTTTGCGCCTAGGCTATCCAGTTTAATCTGGAACGGATGTAACGTGCCATTGAAATCGGATGCGCAGAAATACTTGTCGCGCGTGCCGTGAAGGTATACTTCTATGTAGCCGCCAGTGAGAGGTTTACCAGCAGTGTTCTCGAACTGGAAACATGGGTCTAATAGGTATGCCCAAGATACTTCTTCTTCTCTTGTAATCATATTGAGTTAAGCTCCTTAACTGTGCATTTAAATTCTATATGTAATAATTAGCGCATACCGAGAAATCCAGAATTAATTTATGCCACTTATGCCATTTGTACAGAAATTGCTATCTTTAATCCATATATATATTATGGAGGTTAATCATGGATGCTTTAAGATGGCACTCGCCGAACCGAAAGCGAATCGTGGATATCAGGTATGACGACCCTGAATACGTCCCTGGTTACGATATAGACGTTCAGGACTTCACGGAAATCGTCAAGTATAATAAGGATAGGGTAAGACTTTCGACTGACCAGGACACGCGTTACGGACATTATATCATGTGTATAATCGAACTTGTACTGGAATCGCCAAAGTTCAGGGACAAGGACAGGAACACTAAATTCGAGATGAGGGACCAGATGGCATACGAACTATGCACCGGACTCAACTCGTTCAACCCTGACAGGGGATCGTCGATATTCAGCTACGCTTACAGGATAGCTTATGTTGCCGGAATCCACTATTTCAAGGACCGGGAGAAAGAGCACAAGAAGTCGGAGGCCATACGCGCTCATTGCCTCGAGGAACTTCAGGAATACATCGAGGGCGTAACTGACCACAAGAAGAGAAACTTTAATAAGGAATAATAAATGAGTACATTGAATCCAAAGATATTGGCCGTTCCGCAGGGCCAGGACGCATGCGGTATCTACAGAATCGTCAACCCCGCACAGCTCATGCAGCTCGCGGACATGCCAGTCACTATCATGCCTTCACATGACTTCGGACCGGCCGGACTTTATGACGTGGCATATACACAGAGGATGGCAACTGAGAAATCGTTATTGGCCATGAAGGGAATCAAGGACAGGACAGGTATTAAGCTCATCGTGGACTTCGACGACCTCGTATGGGATTACCAGGGCTACGGTCTGCCAGAATACAACATAGCCAAGACGAGAATAGATACTAAAGGCAACAGGGAAGCATTGCTCAAATACGGAAACGAGGTATTCGACACGGTAACATGCACGAACGAATACTTAAAGAAGGCCATATCCGAATTTGTTGACCCTAGGAAGATTCACGTATTGCCGAACAGGCTGCCAGTCAAGGAATGGCTATTCGATACGGCTACTTCTATTCCGGCTGAGGATATATTCTTCTTCGCGGGCAGCATCACGCATTACGACCCCGTTAACAAGAAGCCTGGAGATTTCAGTAACGGCTGGGTTAACTACCTCAAGAATAAGAAGGTGGCCGTCATGGGCAAGGCCCCGTATTTCGTGAACAACCCCGTGGCAGAATATCCTTATTGTCACTTGAACAGTTACGCGCATAACTTCTATAACTATGCAAGAAGATCTAAATTTATCATCGCGCCATTGGCGGACAACATCTTCAATAAATGTAAGAGTAATCTGAAATATTTAGAAAGTTGCGCGGTAGGAAGAGTATGCCTAGTCACAGATTTCGAAGATTCGCCTTATCACGATGCCCACGAATACCAGAAGATTCCAGTCAACGCCACGGCGAAGACAATCGAGTATATCGTAGAACGCGCGAAAGAACATTATGGAGAGATACTTCAATACCAATATAACTACCTCAAGAACTACTGGCTAGATAACCATATAAACGAATATAAGGAAATCATTAGATAACAGGTTGAGACAATATAAAGAAACCACCTAGGCGATGAACCTAGGTGGTTATTTAAATTTATGTCAAGCTATGGATTACATAGACATAAGATTGACTGTATCAGCGTCCTTGATGAGAACGAGAGCAGCGCATCTTGGTTCTATACATTGAGAAACAGAAGCGACAGTCCAACGAGTAGTGTTAGTACCCTTGAGGATGTCAACAACGCGACCTTCATGTACGTAGATACCTTCGATGGATTCAGAAGTCTGATCGGCGTTAGACCAGTCGAGGTTCTTGAAAGTATCGAATTCTTGAGCGCCTTCAGTACGGATGATACCCATGTAATAAGTACCGGCCTTGATAGGGTTAACGAGTTTCTTGTTGCTGAAATCTGCAACAGTTACGTTAGAACCGTCAGCCTTGACAGCTTCTTTAGTTCCCTGGCCAGCGAAATCGACTGCGCGAACCTTGACAGTGCCAGCAGTTGCGTCTTCGATTGCGATGAACGCTTTCGGGAAGCTCATCTTGTTACCTACGAGGTTGGTAGCGTAAATGCCTTCGACGAAGAGCGGAGTACCAGCCGGAATAGTTTCAGTAACGCCAGTAACCTGGAGAGTTGCAGTGACTGCATTCTCTGCCTGTACGAAGCCAGAAACGACTGCGCTGGAGAGTTCGTTTGCCAAATCGGCGGAGATTTCTACAGACGGGAGGAATTGCTGTTCGCGGCATTCAGTACCTGCGAAGCTACCGTAAACGCCCTTGGATGCGATCGGGTCTGCGTTAACCGGATCGAAACCCTTGCCTACAGTTGCGAGAACGGAGTCAACCATCGGGTCGATGAAGCCGTAACGCTTGTCGGAAGTGATGGAACCGAGTGCGCGGGAAGCCTTGGAAAGCGGGAGGAAGCCAGTACCGACGAACGCGATGTTCTGACGGCCGATATCTTTCTTGATTGCTTCGGCTACGACGCCTTCGATCAATGCCTTGCCGTTCGGCATTGCGATTTCCTTGTCCCAGTTAGCTTCAACAACATCCTTATACTGGTCAGTGCCAATAACGATGTTACCGAAATCCGGAGTTACTTCAATCTGACGTTCCTTGAGAGTGGAAATGTCAGAATCTTCGAGAGACGGGCCCTTGACAAATTTACCGTTGTCTTTAACGACGAAGCGGTATGTAGAGTCATTTCTCATATTCGGGCGGAGCTGGTCTGCTACGTAGGATTTAGAACCTACGGTTAAATATGCGCCACTTTCTGCGGCACGAACTGCGATGAGGTTAGTAAGTTTGTTAGGCTGGAATGTATTTGCCATGATAATGTTTCCTTATAATTAAAGTTTATCCTCTCGGATGTTCACGGAGGTAACGGTTCCAATAGTTTCTGTCATGTGGCACGTTACTTGTCCCGGGAGTACTGTTGATTTGTTTACCGATAACTGGAAGTTCCTTCTTAGGTTCTACCTTCGGTTCTACCTTGGGTTCTTCCTTCGGCGTTGAAATTGGTTTATGACGTCTATCAAGGATTTGATCCGCGATGGAAGCGATATTCTTCTTGAGCGTGTCAGGATCCGTACTTCTGAATGCATATCCGAGCAATTTGGAGTCCGTCATGAGTTCTCTCAATACGACCGGATATTCTGGCATGGTACTGAGATACCTGAATACGACACCTTGCGGGTCAGCGTCACTTACGGCGTTATAGAATGCCTGTCCGTTACGAGCGATGAGGTTATTATAGTCTTCTCTTTCTTTCTCGTCCTGGAAGCAGTTCTCTACCCTGATTCGGTCTTCCTCGATGTCAGCCTGTAATTGCGATTCGTAGGCTTGGCGCTGCAGTTCCTTAATTTCGTCCTGCATGTCGCGTTCCTTGAATTTCCAATTTACATAACTGGTTGGATCGGGCTTACCATCCTTGTCTAAGAAATGTTCTGCCTTCAAGTCCTTGCCCTGTTCGAGCTGGGCTTCAAGTTCCTTGATTCTTTCCTGATATTTCCTGTTCTCTTCCCTGGCCTGCTTCTCGCGTTTCTTAAGTCGTTCGAATGCGTAATCCCTGGGCGACTGTTTCTTAGGTTCTTCGGACTTTGCATGGTCCTTGTCCTCAGTCTTGGTTTCAGGTTCTTCAGGTTCTGCTTTATCCACTTCCGCTTTCGGTTCCTCGGCCTTATCATCAGCTTTGTCTTCTACTTGCTTCTGTTCAACACCTTTAACCTCTTCGGTCTTAGTTTCGGATTCAGTAACTTCAGCAGGTGCTTCTGGAGTACCGTCTGTTTCCTCTGGAGTGATAGGTTCCTTCGTGACAGCATTATCTTTCAACTTACTCAAATAGTCGTTAACCTCTTCGGTATTCACGGTGACTAACCTCAATCGTGGCGGTTAAATTTAAAGACTAAACCCACGCTACTTAATCTTTACTTAAATAATTAGTAAACTTTATTTACCCTTTATGAAATTTCTGTAATAATCTCCCATGGACGGTGAATTAAGCCATTCGGACATCTTTACTGGGTCAATTCCTACATAAGGGTATACCTTGTTGCCAATCTGTACCATGGCCATTCCCATATCGGGATCGTAGTCCATGTTACCGATGAAATCAGATGCCTGTGTTATCTGACGTCTAGGCATTGAATCATTCCAGTATCTAGGGTCTTCCCGTTCTCTTAATTCAGCCTGTGCCACTAACGTATTATACATTAAGGATTTCTGAGGTCCAGGTGGCATTGCCAAGAAAGCTGGGTAATCCGGTAACGTGGTTATATCCAGCAGTTCTTCATGTTGAATAGGCGTCTGACGTTCCGTAGCTTTACGGTCACCAGACATTAATGCGCCATTATCAAGTCCACGACCCGTCATTACGTCGAAATGAATCATGTTAAGCTCCTTGCTATTTACAATAAGTAGAATATTTACTATATTTACTTATTATGGATGAAACATGGATAAATATTAATAATTGCAGAACACATGGTATTGAAATCATAGCCTTATCTAATACAGGTTTAATGAAGAGACGTAACGGAAATATTGAAGTAATTCCGTTACGTCAATCAATATTTGTAAATGGACGTCACAAATATTGTTACACTATATTAGCCGAACATTTCATACCTAAGACTGAAGAAGATATAAAGTTAAATAGAAACTGTATTGACCATATAACTCACAATCCGACAGATATGAACATAAACGATATTCGTAATCTACGATGGTGCACTTTAGCCGAGAATCACGGATTTGAAGAGGCTCGTAGGAATATGTCCATAGCACATATAGGTCAGCCTTCATCGCGTAAAGGTAAGAAACATACCGCAGAATCTATAAAGAAGATGTCGGAAGCACATAAATTACTTAACGCTAGAAAGAAAGGACTCATTTAGAATTCTTTCGTCATTGAATCTACAGTATCTCTCATACCTTCAATATAAGCATCAGTTTCACGTTCTTGTGCATTTATATCGCTTTCAGCAGCCTTGATATTTACTTCTTGTTGCTTAATCAATGCATCAGCAGTATTCTTATCAGACTGAACACCAAGTTTCATAGTTTCAAGACTCATCTTATCCTGCTCACCGACAACAAACTTCTGCCAATCCATCTGGCGGTCTTCACGACGGTCGATCATACTAAGACGTGCGGTAATGAGTTCCTGTTTGAGTTGTTCGTTCTCTGCCTTCATCTGTTCGAGCGCGAACATATTCTGTTCCATCTGTGCCTGCATCTGGTTCAGCATATGCACTGCACTAGGATCCTGGTTATCGGTAATGAACTGAACGTCAGGAGGTAAGTTTGCAATAATATTCTTAGAAAGCTCGTCACCGAGGTCATTCTTGAGAGAGTCAGCGAAATACTTGGCTATAATCGGTTTCATGTTATCCGGCATGATAGTAGCTAAAGCAGTCAGTTCCTGTCTGGCTTTCATTTCACGCGTAATGACAGAAGGTCCGTTCTCTAAAGTAAACTTGAGATCCTCGCCGCCTGTAATCATCTGAATGATAATCTTCGATAATGTCCTTACCGCCTTGAAAGCGTTATTGTAATAGTTCGCGGTATTCGATTCCTTGGAAATCTGTTGACGCAATATTTCAGTAGCGGTTCTTTCACGTTCACCGCCCTGTATACCGGTTAACGGAATACCAGTAACGTCTTCGAGCAATGTCCTGCACGTAGATACTGTAGCCTGGAGGTCACCAGTCTGGAATGTTTCAGTCAACGGTACAGGCTGGTGTTCGCCTTTCCACAATACCGCGACAGAATCGTCCTGGTTGGCTTTAGCATAACTTTCTTCAAGACCATCAATAGCATCGACATTCACGAGATAGTTAGCCTTAGGTGTTCTTCCGCAACGTTCGATTAATGTAGAATATGCTATATTTGCACCGAGTTCCAAAGACATTGTTTGCTGGACTATGCCGTTATAGTCGATGTCACCGTTATCGTAAATCTCGTTACCGGCCATACGGATAATAGGAATAATCTTGACCGGTAATTCGTATGCTTCAACAACCTTGTCACCACAAATCTTATACATATCGACGTAACCAGATTCGTTCTTTACGTAATAAGAAATTAACGCGACAGAATCTTCTGGCATTCTCCATTGCCTGAAGTCACCGATGTTGATGAAGCACGGCGTAGTCGGATAGCTCATCGGAACGACATCCTCGCCGTAAAGCCTCTTGGCTTTCTTGATAGGGAGGAAGTTAAGGATCGCGCCTTCTTCTGCATCAGAACCGTCGACTGTCGCCACGGAAGGGTCGAATGCGACGGCGTTAATTCTGTTCGCGGATTCGATAACGATCTTCGGTTCGCCCGTCATTTCGTCTGCAACCGTAGTGACTATCATGTAACCGTAACCGGTAAGGCATGCCTTTCTGAACGCGTCAATCATGGCTGACTTGGAGTCGTTGTCGGCTTCGATTTCGTCAATCATTTCCTGAACCTGTTCAAGGCCGTTCTGCTTGTTCACGAGTTCTGTATGCCATGGCGAGTTAGATACGGGCGAGGCGATGGCGTTACATAATACGTTCCAGTTATTGAGGCTAAGGTTGAGCCTGTTCTTGTTGCGTCTGTATTTCTTCTTGAACGCGTCAGTCCAGAATTCACCTGAATAAACCTGGAGGTCGTTCAGGGCGCGAGTAATAACCGCATTGAACCTTGCGTCTGATTTATATAGGAAACTGTTACAATTGTTGATAACTGTGCGTTCGTCTAACATTTAAACCTCTTTAAATCAATAATTAGAGTTGGGTCACCTTGTAAGCCAGCCGTGCAGGAGTGGACTGAAGAGCGCCCTCTATATAGCTCGAACCGAACGGAGAGAACTTGACGCCCCATACAAACGGATCCGTGTCAAGCTTAATCATCTGTTCGCTCTGCATGGTCGCCGCGGTTGGCTTTCCCGACTGAAGTATGAAGTTCGTGCCGCCGACCAGACATCCAGAAACCTTGTTACTGTCGGAAGGCTTGTGGATATACGTGCTTACCTCAGCAGACACGTTATAGATACCGACGGTAAAGAGCCTTACTTCGTATACGTATGCGTTCGCATAGATAGCCGGATCCTCGTCTCTCAACGTATATGCGTAGAACGTGCTATTATACATACCGCATAGGAAGCCCGCATACTGGTTTGCTGGCCAGTAGCTTGTACCCTGGTATACGTTGGCGTTACCGGTAGATTCCATCTTCATCGTTCCCGTATTGTTCCTGTAAGTATAGACGTTGTAGTTGTCGTATTTGGAAGAGTCAGTTCTATTGACGACTACCGGGTTATTGGAGATACCAAGGTTGCCTGTAATGGTTAGGCCCCTGACGAGGTTATACTGTGTATAATGAGGGTCGAATGCGTCCGCGTGGCCAATCATTATCTGGCCGTTTACGTAGTTATCGATAAAGTTCGCAGCGATGACTCTCGTTACGGAATATGTAGGATGCGGGTCGGTAGAGCCAGGATCGGTATCGACTGTAATCGGCGAATCCTGTTCGAGACCGTAAACCTGAAGCGTATTCTGGATATTCGAATTCTTTATATCCATGTATGCCGCATACATCGGTATAGAGAGCATACAATTGTTCGCGGTTAAATAGTTGACATCGAAACTTCCAGTGCCGCCGAAAGTTACGTTGCTGCAGCTTAAGTGGTTGAGACCAATCCTAGGAGCGTTAACTGTGATCGTGGAATCGTATGCTATGATGCTGGA